GCTTGGGATGTGAATCCCGCGCATAGTGCGCCTGGTATGACAAAGGAGTAATCAGTCATGCTTAAACATAACTGGTTGCTTTATGGGGTGACCATCACGGTTACTACCATCCTCTTCGTCATATCTCTACCTCTAAGTAGTCCGCATATCTTTGCGTACTGCTTATTGTCCCAATTGGGAATTGTTCCTTTCGATACCGATGCGTTCCGCATCCGTTGTCGTCGGGAACCTACCGACTCCGGTGTAACATCCGGGTTCGATGGGCCGCTTGACAGGCGGCAGCAGACCGTACAAGAGTACGATCTCTACGAACGATGGGGATCTCGAATATTGGATCCTATCGTTTCTGATGAGGAGTAAGCAGCTATGGCTCGCATACTCGCTCATACAAGCAAGGTAGGTTTCTACCTCCGCAGACAAACGACTACCGTAGTTAACTACTTTAGAGACGGTAGTTACTACGATACTCATTATTACCAGACCGATACGGGTCTGTCCTTCAAGTCTCCCACTCAAGGATCCGATGGGACCAAAGCAACTAGCTACAGCCGGTGTATAATCCGTGCTGTCGGCTATCCTGCTAAGATTACCCACAAGAGTTCTGGAGGGGTTAGTGAGATGGACAACTCGTTCGGTTCCTGGTTAACGATGAGCAAATCCCCTTGGTCCCAGCTTTCGCTGGCTCAAGGATCTGTGTCGCCGTCTGCGCACCTCCGTTTGAGCGCCATAGCCGGTGCAACTGCAAAGTTGCATGGGCGTCAGGCGTTTATTTTGGAGGACCTTGCTCAAAGCGCTCGTACCGCGAGAGAAGCTTACGACGTCTTCAAATCTATTGTGAAGGCGACCGGCAGATATCTCGTAGTACTTAATGCAGCGATCTCTTTTTGGGACGCCAATCATGGTGTTCCCTCAAAGAGGGGAGGCCCCAAGCGTCAGCGACATTCTGCTGACTCCTGGTTGCGTAGGCTAGCTAAAGCATGGCTAGCCTGGTACTATGGGATTAAACCTCTTATAAGTACTCTGAACGCAATTGGGGCTGCCTCTAAACCGCGAATGCGATCTATTAAGGTCACATCGCGGTATTCGGGTCAACTTGACCCGTCTTCGCTGTACGATCATAGCGCTTACTATAGTGCCAACGGATACAAGTACCGTGGAAAATGCCATGAGGAAACAACCTGCCGTATGCATCTCGACGTCGTTATGTCGGATGATCTGGCCGCGTTGGCTTCTCTTGGTTTCACGGGTGGATCCAATCCTTTTGCTAGCGATGCAACCGATAGCTACGGCGACACCATCTCTGATGGTGACGTCATAGTTTTAGGGTGGGCACTCTTGCCTTACTCTTTCGTTTTCGACTGGATCGTTCCAGTTGAGAAGTTCTTGAGTACCTTAAGTTGGAAGCCTGGAATCACCTATAAGGGTGGCTACATCTCCGACTACATGGGTGGCTCGAGTGAATGCATCGTTGAGGATGGCGCTTTTGGGTACACTGGTAAAAACGGCTCTATGCCGAAGGGAAGGGTTGAAGCAGTATTGTTTCAACGTGAAACCTACCACAACTACCCGCCTCCTGCTGCTCTGGCTGTCAACCTGAGCATTTCGCCCGTCAACTCTCTTAATGCGGCAGCGCTATTGCTTGCCAACTTTAAGAGGTAACCGCACGAGACATCGTGCAGCATTGGCACAGGAAAGGAATACCTATGCCCGCACTACAGTCGATTGTCCTAACGGACCGCGCCACTCCCACTCCCGTCAACCACACTCTTGTCCCTACCGGGGCAGGAAAAGGTGGGGTTGGTCGGGTAGCTGTGATGGACGCCACTGGCAACATTCTGTCCGAAAAGGCACTTACAGTGTCTGGTCGGCGGACTGCCCAGCGGCTTCGTTCTTCGATCAAACTCGCCGTACCTGTGATCATCAATGAGACGATCAACGGCGTGTCTGTTCCGAAGGTCGCCCGAGTAGGGTATGCCACAGTCGAATTCAGTTTCGCTCTTGACTCTTCGGAGCAAGAACGGAATGACGTCGTCGGCATGCTGACGTCTGCATTTGCGGTGTCGAAACCGCTGACCCATGACACTGTTGTCAAGGGTCAATACGTCTGGTCTGTCTAAGATCAGGCGTAGCAGACTGATGACCTAAGAAATCCTTCTTAAGTCAAACCCTCTCTCTATGGAGAACCATAATGGCAGCTCGTAAGCACAATGCTACGAAAAACCAATTTCGAGAGATCTCGGACGATTTCGTATGGAAACTGAACCGGTGCCTGCAACATTACCTTATGCATGAGTTTCCTGATCATCAGGAATTTGCAGAAGGTCGTGCAGAACCGGCCCTCGCTGGTGTTTTCTACCTAAACGAGCATTTGCTCGCTAAGTACAATGATCCACGAGGTGCAGTCTCTAACGAAGAACGTCGCACAGCCGCCATCGTGAAGTGGCTGGGCGTTGAGCGTCGCAATCAGCGAACGAACGTACGAATCGATACGACGAATCCTAGATTTAAATTGCTCTCTAGGACGAGGACTGTCGATTCTTCACTCCCTCTTGTGACAACAGCTTGGGACATCGTGTTCCGAGCCAGAAGTCTTATCAGGAGGATTCTTGGTAATTGCCCTACTGGTGATGAGCTCTCCACATTCTTGATCGAAGGTGGTGGCTTTACTAGTGGGGCAAGTACTTCCAAGAAACGTTCGCTTGACAATCTTGCACGCAAGTTTACCGAGCAAATGGATGCAACCCCTTCTCTTCTCCGCCTCATCCACATGTCAGAGTTCCGACGTGTTCATGAAGGTTGGAGCGAGATGTCAGGCGTAGACCAGCAATGGCCTCGCTTGGTTAAGGGAAACATCCTATTCACGGTACCGAAGAATGCAGAGATAGATCGTGTGGCTTGTAAAGAGCCAGATCTAAATCTGTACTGTCAAAAGGCGGTCGGCAATCATATTCGCCGACAGCTGAGGAGACACGGCATCGATCTAAACGATCAAGGCCGGAACCAGTACCTTGCTAGCGAAGCCTATAAGAAAGGCTACGCTACCATTGACCTATCGTCAGCTAGTGATAGTCTGGCGAAGGGTTTGGTGAGAGCTCTGCTCCCCCCACACTGGAACGATCTCCTTATGGCTCTTCGTTCTCCCAAAACTTTCATTGACGGGGGTTCTCACGAAAATGAGATGATCTCGTCAATGGGTAATGGGTTCACGTTCGAGCTGGAGTCGCTCATCTTTTACTCACTTGCACGAGCTGTGCAAGAAGAAACTGATGAGGTGACTGGCAACGTCAAGACAGACGTAGTTGTAGGCGTCTTCGGCGATGACCTGATTATCAATCAGAGATACGCTAAGACGCTTATCGCAGTGCTCGGGTGGGCGG